AGGTTAGTTTGTTGTGGCATAATTCTTTAGAACTGCAAAATGACTTTGATATCTTCTTTTTGGTTTGATGATCTAGTAATAGATGGTCTATTATCTACGTATATAATATTTCCAGAATATTTTTTCACTTCAGGACTTGCTAAACCACTAGAAAACTCTTGTCCAAGATAGTAGGTCCTATTATTTATTACTGTAGATATGCCCGAGAAAGATGTATCAATTGCCAGGTTTGAACCGGAAGACGGCACAATAGTTAAATTTCCACCAGTTCCTGGAGTAGCAGTAAACTCTTGCAATTCAAATCCATATGTTGGATTTGTGATTCCAATTCCAGCAGTTGTAAATCCTGCCATTGTTCGATCCTGCCAATACTTCAAAACGGCAGTTGTCTGGTCATAACTAATAACTCTACCAACAGCAGTTGTGCCTGTTGAGATAGTTTGGGTTACAAAAGAATCTGCAGTAAAAGTTGCTGAACTATATCCAGCACCTGTCAATCTTAAAGCATACACTGCACTGGCTTTATCTAAATCTAAAAGTGAAGAATTTGTTTTTTGAGGATTTTCTACAATACCAACTCTAGCAATCTGATTTCCTGTGATAAAATCCGGATTAGAAATATCATTTTCAATTCTGGAGTACATTAAAACATTATATGCTCCAAGTTCTCTATAGATATCTGCACCATGTCCACCTTTGGGGGAAATGATTACATTAAAAGTTGGTCTGGTTGTTCCAGTAGGAACTCCGCCAGCAACCAAGTCAACTGTACCGTAAGTGTATCCCGACCCTTGATTTGAAATTGTTATAGATTCAACTTTTCTATCATTATTAGTAACAATAGTGCATTCTGCTCCAGTTCCATCTCCCTTAATAGGAACTCTTGTATATTGTGTTCCCCCTATTGGACCAACAGCAACTCCACGATTTGTAATTGTTACAATTTTAATTGATCCATCAACTGCATTGTCTCTTACCGCAGCATTATCTGTACTTGTTGACCAATCTTGAGGAACTGGAATGAAATCTGTTGACTCAAATTTTACAATATCACTTGGTTTAATTGTATAAAGATATTTCCAGATATATCCATCTCCACTACTACCTGCCGATCTTGGTTCTAAGTCGGTAAATGTTGGTTCATCTAAAGATGGTCTTCCGTTGGGATTATCTGGGTCAGTGCCATTTTGTAGGCAAATATAAACTCTATAATCACTATTCAGAACATAATATGATGCAGAATAAAGATTAGTTGCACCAGAAATTTTTGCAGTATTTGATCTACTATAATCGTGACGATACATATCATAAGTTGTTCCAGAAGACCATAATCTCCTGGTTACAACTTGCCTAATATCTGAAGAATTTATTTTCTTCAGAGCAATCATTGTGTCCCAATACTTATTTTCCTCATTAAAATTATCTTTTGGTGATGGAGGACTGGAATCCCAATCAGATTGAATATCAGTTGGATTAGGTAATCCTATAAACGAATAGTATGCATTGCTGGATGACCTAACTCCATCAACAAAATTCTTTGCGTTTAATATTCTAATTTGATCAGTTATAATGGCAGCCATTGGACAGAGTTTTTTCTTTATTTATTAGGTATTAAACAATATAATTTTTATACTTCAATTGTTTTGTTCTCTGGAGGATCGTTGATGTTGATATTCCGGTCGATTCATTTGTGCCAATACCAGAAAGAGTGTGAGCTGGATATGTCACAATCCCAGATCTTCCATTGAGAGTAACTTTACCCCAACTAAAGTCACCAAAAGTATTTGAGGTAGTTATGCCAGAGTATGCATAGTTGAATTGGTCAATATTAACAAATACTCTCTTACAAAGAGAGGTTCCAATACCAACCCCCGCACTACTCACCCCAGTTGCTCTACTTACCAAATCGGTGCTTGAAACCACATATACATTATCAACAAATGCTGATCCAATTGCAATGATGTTTCCATCATTATCAAAAGATTTAATACTTGTGGTTGCAATTCCAACATTTGAATTTCTAACCACAAAATAGTCATTCGTACTTAAAGAACTCAGTGTAATTGCCGTTCCGACTAAATCAGAATCTCTCAGAGGTGAATCAAGAGGGATATGAAGATCAAATATTAACTGAGTAGTTCCTATGCCAACAGAAGTTGTTCCGAATCCAACAATAATACCAGAATCTCCAATAAAAGAAGACACATCGTTTGTTTCAGAACTTGTTGATGGCGGTCCAATAAGAACCTGAGGTGGATTTGTATATGTGTATCCAATCCCAGGACTTGTAACAGCGATCCCAGAAATTGTCCCCGCAGCACTAACAGTTGCGGTTGCAAGAGCAGTTGTAGTTGCTCCGATTCCGATCCCCGCAGTTCCAGCAATACTAACAATTGGAGATGTTGAATATCCAACTCCTCCAGTGGAGATTGCAATCGAAGAAATTGTTCCAGCAATAGAAACTAATGCAGTTGCAGCAGCTGCAACCTTAGTTTCTTGTTTCAAGAAGGTGACGGAATTTTGGAATATCAAAGAAGTATCATTTTCATTTTTTCCGTCAAAAAGTGGTCTAATTCTATCAACATATATTACTGTAGATCCAATACCAACAGATTTGATGATGTATGCAATTGGATTTATAACTGGTTCATAAAGTTCTCTATCCTTACCAACTTCTTGCTCATCAATAATTCTATCCTCAGTTTGTCTACACCAGACAACCGGACGCAATAATGTCTCATCTTCAACATTTCCTGGGCCAAAATATGGACTTGTATTAACAAGATCGGTTGAATTTACACTGGTAACGGTTCTTGGGTTTTCTTGCAGGAAAGGACTTTGCCCAATATAAGCATCATATCCAATAGTAAGATCATCTCCAACTTTAACCGTTTCAATAATTTCTCTACTAATAACATCAGTGTCTCCACTTCCCTTATAGAAAATAATCTTTACAGTATCACCAATCTTTAGTGCTTCAGTAAATGTGAGAATACTACCTCCAGTAAATGTATATCCCTCACCAGGAACCTGTAGAATATCATTTACAAAAACAAGTAAAACATCTTCTACATTAATTTTGGATCCTTTCGATGCAACAATAGATATGAGATTTCCAGATAAAGAAAGTGGAAAAGCAGTTCTTTCTCCATCAATATATTTCTCTATATTGTCTAAAACTTGAAGAGTTCCGATAGACCATCCGGTAAATTCATCCGTAAAAGTTTTATCTATTGTGATTTGGAATTCTTTAAATGATCCTGAAGTTGTTGGTATTCCAGTTGTTCCTCCAACAGGAATCGTCAATATTTCCCCAGGTTTATATCCATAACCAGCATTTTGTATTTCAAAATCAATAACACTGGACCCATTTCCAACAACAACATTAACCGTTGCTTGAGAACCAACACCAGAAGATGATATTGATGCATATTCTAGAGGAATATTAAAATAATTTAAAGGGTCATCAAAAACAACATATGGTGGATTAGTTGAGGTATAACCAGATCCTGGATTTGTAATTGCCACACTAACAATGTGTCCATTACTTACTGCTGCAGTTCCAATAAACTCAATATTTGGAATTCCGGTGCTAAAAGTACCAACACCAACATTAATTACAGTTTGAACTCCTGGTCTATATCCAGATCCACTGTTTCCAATACTGATCGATTGAATAGTTCCTGCAACGGAAACAATAGCGGTTCCTCCAGCAGAAACTAATGGTTGATATGCAAACCCTTCAGTAGATCCAACAGAAACTATAATTCCACCTTTAGGAAAACTTGATACACCAACGTCATTTGTTATTGTTTGAGCAGCACCAACAAAAGAAATTGTTGTAATACCTACACTTTCACTCAAGGTATAATCACTACTTTGACCAGGACCTTGGAATACATCATTAATAAGTATAACTGCATTTTCTGTTGCAATTCCAGTGACATCCGACCCATTAGATTTCAGGATAAACTCTTTGTTTATTCCATTGAAATTCTGAGAGATGTCATCAAAAATATAGTTTTTATAATATGTTTCATTAGAAGTATTTGTTACTCCAGAACGTAAGAATACTCTACCATTAAAACTTGATCCTGTGGATATTCCTAACCAATCTCTTTCATCTGGTGGATTAGTACTAGTGCCGAGTGGAGTATTTCCGTATGGAGCTTCAACGAAATTCAATACATTATCAACAATATTATAATTGCCAACAACTTTTGTTACAAGTGATCCTGTAGAATAACCTGCCAAAGATGTTCCTAACCACTCCCTACGAACTCTAAGTTGATTTGTGCTTCCAATACCAACCCCCTCAATAACCATAATCTCATTTCCAATTTTAATAAGATCGCCACCAAAAAATGACGTTATTCCACTAAATTTAATCAGATCATCTGTGGTGACAACTTCATCTGCCAGTGTTGTTGTAACTGCTGTAGATACAATCGGAGATTGAATGATATTATCAAGTGAAACAATAACTTTTGCATTCTGATTTGTTGAGACAAATCTATGAGAAGTTCCAATACCAACGCTTGTTATGTCAACTGTTTCTGGAACAGATTTCAATGCATTTTCTGCACTGGTTGCAATCTTAATTTTATCTTCAGAAATCTTGACTGCAAATATATCTGTAGGAAGTTTATCAGTCGTTCCAATACCAACAAATGATGCTGATGCAATGCCAATAGCTTGGGTTGTACCTGCTCCAGCGTGA